ATAAATCTAAAAGCATTAAGAATGGCGATTCAACGCAAATCAAGAGCATTTAAGGATATAAGTTTGTCTTTTTCACCACATCCAGTGACAAAAGACATGCCTGTGCTCTTGAATGAACGTGCAATCGTGAGATCAGTAAGAAATTTAGTGGAAACTATACCTGGTGAGAAGTTTTTTAACTCTTTATTGGGTACTGATATACGTGCTTCTTTGTTTGAGAACTTTACACCTACAACAGTTACCATTATTGAAGATCAAATTCGTGCAACTGTACGTAACTTTGAACCAAGAGTGGGAAAATTGAATATTGAGGTCGATGCGAGACCAGATCTAAACTCATTACAGGTAAAAGTCATCTTTACAATCAAAGGTTTAGAGGCACCACCTCAATCCTTCACGTTTTTCTTAGAACCAACGAGATAATATGCCCTTTACTCAATTTACAAGTCTAGACTTTGATGAAATCAAAGTACAAATTAAAGATTTTTTACGATCAAACTCAAATTTTACAGATTTTGACTTTGAGGGTTCTAACTTTTCTGTTTTAATTGATACTTTAGCGTACAATACCTATATTAACGCATTCAATGCAAATTTAGTAGTAAATGAATCATTTTTGGACTCTGCGACAGTTCGTGAAAATGTTGTATCATTAGCAAGAAATATAGGATATGTACCACGTTCAAGAACATCTGCAAAAGCGATAATAAAAATTGGTGATATAGATCTTGGTCCTACATCTTCTGCAATACCTAAATTTATTACTCTTCGTTCAGGTTTGATATGTATAGGTAGCACTGATAATACTACATATAGATTTTCAATACCAGAGAGTATCACATCATCAAGAATAATTGATAGAGGAGGTAATTCTTTTGCAGTATTTGATGATGAGATAACAATATTTGAGGGAACGTACTTACAGAGAGTTTATCGTGTTGATGCATCGATAGATCAAAGATATATTCTTGATAGTACAGGTATAGACAGTTCTACATTAAGAGTTTTTGTATCGGGTATTAGTGATGCGACGATTGGTAGACAATATAGAATGGTTGATAACATATTGAAATTAGATAAAACATCAGAAATATTTCTCGCACAAGAAGTTCAAGATGAAAAATATGAAATATTATTTGGAGATGGATTATTTGGTAAAAAATTAGAGGATAAGTCAATTATAACTGCAACATATATCGTTACTGACGGTATTGAGGGAAATGGTCCATCTGAATTTAGTTTCCAAGGTACATTTACTAAGGATGATGGAACATTCTTTGTTCCAACTGATACAATATCAATAACAACCGTCTCAAACGCCTCTGATGGTGCAGAAGTTGAAGATGTGAGTTCTATTAAGTATTTTGCTCCAAGATTGTATTCAGCACAATACAGAGCAGTTACACCAAGAGATTATGAGGCAATAATTGAAACTATATTCCCACAAACTGAGTCTGTATCAGTGATCGGAGGTGAGGAATTGACACCGCCCCAGTTTGGTAAGGTACAAATTAGCATAAAACCAAAAAATGGTACATTTGTATCAGATTTTGATAAACAACAAATAAAAACTAAATTAAAATCATATGCTGTCGCTGGTATTAACTCTGAAATTGTAGATTTGAAGATATTATACGTTGAAATTGACTCAAACATATATTATAACCCTGCTCAAGTTTCATCTTTTTCTGATTTAAGGACTAGTGTTATTAATGGATTATCTGAATATGCAAATAATGTAGAAATGAATAAATTTGGTGGTAGGTTTAAGTATAGTAAAATAAATCAACTTATTGATCGAATTGATGATGGTATCACATCTAATATTACAAAAGTCATTGTTAGAAGGGATATAAGTGCATTGTTAAATCAATTTGCTCAATACGAACTTTGTTTTGGTAATCGTTTTCATGTCAATCCTGCTGGTTTTAACATTAAGAGCACTGGATTCACGGTAGCAGGTGTTAATACGACTTGTTTTCTTACAGATATACCAAGTAAAGATGCATCAGGTAATTTAGACGGAACAATGAAGGGCACATTGAGTATTGTAACCAGAAATAATAAAGATCAACAGGTTGTTGTTAAGAGAGATGCTGGAGGAGTGGATTATATGAAAGGTGAAGTTATATTGAATACAATTAATTTTACATCTACTTCATTAGATAATAATATAATAGAAGTTCAAGCATTTCCAGAATCATTTGATGTTGTAGGATTAAAAGATTTATTTGTAAGTTTTGACGTTTCTAAGAGTAACATAAATATGGTGAAGGACGTAATTGCATCGGGAGAAGATGTTTCAGGTGTTGTATTTACCAGAGATTACTATACCTCTAGTTACTCAAATGGGGTTTTAGAGAGGAAATAATTTATGTCACAAATTGACAAAAGAATTAAAGTCAATACTATCATAGAAAATCAGTTACCAGAGTTTGTTCTATCTGATTTTCCAAATGCAGTAGAATTTTTTAAACAATACTATATCTCTCAAGAATTTCAGGGAGGTCCTAGTGATTTAATTAATAACTTTAACCAATATCTTAAAGTTGATAATCTAGTACCAGAAGTTATTGTTGGTGTAACAAGTATATCTGCTGGTGTTGCATCAACAGATACAACCATCAATGTTACAAGCACAAAAGGATTTCCTGATGAATACGGACTGATTAAAATTAATGATGAAATTATATCTTACACAGGAATAACTACAAATTCATTTACAGGTTGTATTCGTGGATTTAGTGGAGTTACTGGATACCATGTTGGTGTTTCATCTTCACTAATTGACGTTAATAAAGAAAGTTTAGTATTTGAGGATACAAGTTCAGCAGATCACACATCTGGTGACTCTGTTAAAAACTTATCCGTATTATTTTTACAAGAATTTTATCGTAAATTAAAGAAAACATTTTTACCAGGTTTAGAAGATACTAAATTATCTTCAAAATTAGATGTCGGTAATTTTGTTAAATTTGCTCGTTCATTCTACCAATCAAAAGGTATAGAGGAGTCAATATCTATTTTATTTAAGGTTTTATATGGAGTTGAATCAAAAGTTGTTGATTTAGAAGGTTTCTTAATTAAACCCTCTGGTGCAGAATTTATAAGAAGAGAAACCATTGTAGCTGAATTAATAACCAGTGGTGGAGAACCCAAAAATATAATTGGACAAACTGTATTCATGTCAGATGACCTTAATACGAATGCGTCTGTATCAGAGGTTGAAATATTTACAAGGCAGGGAAAATCATATTTTAAGATATCATTATTTGTAGGATTTAGTGAACCAAGTGATTTAATTAAAGGTATATTTGAGGTAACTCCAAATACAAAATCACTTAATCCTGTGCAAGTTGGTGCATCTATTATAAATGTTGACTCAACAGTTGGATTTGATGAATCTGGCACAATTATTAGTGGTAATAATACTATTAATTACACATCTAAATCTATTAATCAATTTTTTGGTTGCACTGGTGTAACAAGGGTTATTAACACTGCAGACAATATTAGGAAGAATCAAACTTTATTTGGATATGAAAATGGTCAATTAGATAAAAAAATAGAATTTAGAATTACTGGTGTACTATCAAAACTTGAAGTTATTGATGAACTTAATCTTGCAAATGAAGGTGAAAACATTTATGTAAAAAATGTCGGTGAAAAGATTGAAAACAATGGATTATCTTATAAAGAAAAATTTGCAAATATTTGGCAATATAATACAAGTTCAAGATTTAGAGTTGAAATTACAGGAAACACATTTTCACTTGAAACAAAAATAGATAAATCCTCATTGAAAGTTGGTGATAAATTTGAGATATTAAGAAGAAATGAACAAACTGTAGAAGGTACTCTAGAGGTAGGAACTATTAATTTGGATAATAGTTTTACAGCTATCACAACGTTTACTCCAAATTCTAACATTCAATATGATATACGTAGAATAATTGAAAAAGCAAATAGCACAGGTGTTGAAATCAAAGAGGGAAATGATACTATAATTTCTAATGTTCTCAATGTTTATACAGATAGTAATATTGATGGATATGTTGCCTCTAATTCATTACCAGATTATACAATAACCGATGTTGTTACAAGTGAACAAAGAGTTGGAAGTGCATTTACAAATCCAACAGATATTGATTTTGCATTAGATTCACAAAATCCAAATAATAATTTATATTATTTTATTGATTTTGGCACAAATAATTCAATTAAATTTGTGAAGGGTGATGCTGTAGTATATAATGCAATTAAGGTTGGTATCGATACTAATCCTGTAGATGTGTTACCTGGTTTAGTTGATGGTGGTATTTACTATGTTGATCCACAACCAGAACCTGCTGGTGGTAATATTACTCGTATTGCTCTTCATTTTTCAAGGGCACAGATTGGAACTGCGAGCACCATTCAGATGGGTGTAGGTATTTCAACAACTGATATACATCGATTTACTTTACAAAGACATGCTAATAAAAAATTAACAGCAAATAAGATATTAAGAAAGTTCCCTCTAACACAAAATTTATTTGTATCCACATCAAATGAACCAACTGTAAATGAAGTAGGTATATTAAAAGATGGTGTTGAAATTATATCCCCCAAATCACCAGATACAATATTTTATGGACCACTTCAAGATTTGACGGTATCAAATGGTGGTGAAAGATATGATATTGTTAATCCTCCTAAAATTGAAATAGAGTTAGGTATAGGAAAATCAGCACTCGCTGAACCAATAATAAAAGGAAATGTTGAAGCAGTTTTAGTTGACCCTCAAGATTTTGATATTGAATCTGTGAAGAGTATATCATTAACTGGTGGTAATGGTAGTGGTTGCTTATTACAGGCAGCATTAGGAGATAGATTCCGTGAGATAGAATTCGATAGTCGTGATATTTTCTTCGGTGGTGGTATTGATATAGACAATGAAACAATTACAACAAGAACAAAACATAATCTTGAAAGTGGTCAATTAGTTTATTATAAAAATAATGGTAATCCATCTGTAGGTATTGGTTCTGCATATGGTGCAAATACCGTAGAGGGAACTCTATCTGATGGAGATCCTTATTTTGTAAGAGTAGTTAACCCAACAACAGTCAGATTATTCAATAATAAATCAGATGCAATATCTGGTATAGCTGGTATTAATACAGTTGGTTTATCAACTGATACTGCTGCGATAGGTATTCATAAATTTAGAACTGAGTCTAAAAATACAATCTTTGGTATAAACGTATTAGATTCAGGTTCAGGTTATCAATATCGTAAATTAAGAGTTGATCCTGCAGGAATTCTAACTTCTTACAATACAATCAATTATGATAATCATGGTTTTGAGCATGGTGATATAATTGAATACTCACCAACTGTAGGTATTGGTACAACTATACCTCAACCTATACAAGGTTTAAGCACGACTTCTTCGTATTATGTGATGAAGATAAATGATAATTCATTTAAATTAGCAGATGCTGGTATAGGTGCTACAATTTCAAGTAACTTTGAAAGAGAAAAGTTTGTTAGTTTAGGTTCAACAGGAACAGGATATCAGACATTTACATATCCAGAAATCAAAGTAAATGTTGAAGTATCGTATGGGTCAACTGTAACTGGAACATTTAATTTTACACCAATTGTATCTGGTGAGATAATAGGCACTTACTTATATGAACAAGGTTCTGATTATGGATCAAAAATTGTAAATCACGTTAATAAACCCTCTGTTAAAATACAAACTGGAGTAGGTGCAGAATTACGTCCTATTATTGCAAATGGTAAAATTGAGGATGTAGTTGTTGTCAATAAAGGATCAAATTATTCTTCTCCACCATTATTAAAGGTAACTTCAGATACTGGTAATGGTGCAATCGTTAGATCTATTATTGAAAATGGTAAGTTAATTGATGCCATAGTAATTAATTCTGGTCTTGGATATACTGCTTTAACAACAAATGTTGATGCAGAGGCAAGAGGAAAAAATGCAAAGTTTGAACCTGTTTTAAGAGATTTATCATTGAATGATAAAACAAGATTTGGAAGTAGTCATCTTGTAGGACGTAGTAGTGATTTGCATTTTGGAATTCTTGGATATACACAAACATTAGCGTCTATATTTGAGTCTGATTCGTTTAGTAAAAAGAATAACAATGAATTTGATACAATATTAAAACACTCACCAATAATTGGATGGGCATATGATGGTAATCCAATCTACGGACCATTTGGATTTACAAAACCAGATGATATAAACTCTGGATTATCAACGATTCGTTCTTCATATACTAAAAATTCAAGTAAAGTTGTAAATAGACCAAGTGGATTTGTAGATGGATTCTTCAATGATGATTTTCAATTTGATGCATCTGGTGATTTAGATATACATAATGGACGTTTTTGTAAAACACCAGAATTTCCAAATGGAGTATATGCTTATTTTGCAACTTGCGAAATAGATACTAATGGTGAATTAACTGGTTCGTATCCATATTTTATAGGTAATACTTATAGATTGCCAATTA